TCTTTGCTGGACTGGAAAACAGCCGATAAAGTCCGCAACCCAGCAAAGATGTACGAATACTCGTTGCAAGTTGCTGCTTACACCGCCGCCGCTAATTACGTCTACAAACCACAAGGCCTAAATATCACCCGAGCGCTGATCGTCGTAGCTATCCCCGACGAAACCCCTCAAATCGAAGAGCTCTCGCTCCGCAAGCTCACCCAGTACATGCAGCACTTCGAGGCTCGCATCAAACGCTTCACCCGGTCCCGCGCATGAGCGAAACCACCCCTATCCACGCTCTGGTCAGCAACGTCATCGGAGGCTCCCTCCTAGTGCAGCACGCCAACGCGCTGGACATCGATCCCGAGCTGCTCGCTGACCCCAGCAGCCCCGAGTCCTTCGAGCTCTACCGCAAGCTCACCACGCACCTAGGCCTCGACTTTGAAGTCGCCGCTTCGCACGTTCTGAGCTCCGTGACAGCACTGCTCATCGACGCCGAGATCAAGGACTACAACGTCCGCTACCTCGCCACCGCGCTCTGGAAAATACTCGGCGATCCCGCACATAACGGCGACGAACCCCCACCGATCTACAACGAGGCCGCCAAGGCGATGTACGCCTGGACCCTGACCCTTCTCCACCCCACTTTTATCCGCCCCTGATCATGCTCATCGGTATCTACTCTCCCGCCGCCGGCAGCGGCAAATCTTCCGTCGCCGACCACCTGGTCACACAGCACGGCTTCACCCACCTCAGCTTTGCCGAACCGCTCAAGTCAATGATCAGCTCGCTGCTCTATGACTTCGGCTATAGCCCTCAGGACGCGCACCACGCGACCCACGTCGCCAAAACTGCCCCTCTCCCCGAGATCGATGACAACGTCGACGCTCGCCACCTGCTTCGCACCCTGGGCACCGAGTGGGGCCGTAGCTGCGTCCACCCTGACATCTGGCTCCGCTGCTGGACTTCCCGCTACATGCGCCTCCAGCTCCAAGGCATCGAGCGCGTCGTTGTAGATGACATGCGCTTTCTCAACGAAGCCGCCCTCCTCGATCGTTTCGGCGCCCATCTCTGGAAAGTCACGCGCCCGGGAACCGAGCGCAACACCGACCACGCCTCTGAAGGCGGCCTCGACCACCTCCATGCCCTGACTGACCCCGAGAACGATTGTTCCCTCGCCTTCCACCACATCATCGAAAACGACGAATCCCTTTACGCGCTATACAGCCAAGTAGACGACGTCCTCGCGTTTGATTATTTCTCCGAAGTCATATGAGCTCACTATCCGTAGTCGAATTGCGTGCCCACTCCACCAACGTTGAAGACCACATAGCCAGAGTGCTCAACGACTTCAGCGAAATCACTGGAGTAGCCGTCGAAGCTTTAACAATCACTCCAGCTTCCACCGCCGATTCCTTCAGCACCACATACTACGTTCAGCTAAAAATCACCCTCTAGTGGATCAGCATCTCGCCACCGTCCTACCGCAGTACATGCGGCTCGCCTCCAGCGCATCTGCCGAAACCATCCGTCGCAACCCCGTCACCGGCCCCTACAGCGAGCTCTACTTCAAACTCGCGCGCCAGCACGGCCTCACCCACGCCCGAGCCTGGCTACTCGGCTCACTGGTCCGCGACCTTCACAGCTCCGCTGCTTCTTGATCAGCGATGTCGGACCTCATCTCCCAGTACCTCAGTGACATCTCCCGGCATCCGATCCTCTCGCGCGAAGCCCAGCTCCGTCACGCCTATCGCATCCGCGCATGGGTCGACTACACCCCACCCGGCTCCACCGAGCCCGACCGCTCCGCCGCCCCCGCTCACATTGCACGCCCCGGCAAGCGCTCCCTGGACATCATGGTGCGAACCAACCTGCGCTTAGTTGTCCACCTCGCCAAGCGCTATCAGAACCGAGGCCTCGAACTCAGCGATCTGATCCAGGAAGGCAGCCTCGGCCTAATCCGGGGCATCGAGCTCTTTGACCCAACCCGCGGATACGCCTTCAGCACCTACAGCTATTGGTGGATCCGCCAATCTATTTCACGCGCAATCTATAACTCCTCCCGCACAATACGGCTACCAATAAACGTGCAGGATCTTTCTACCAAGATCAAGCGCGCCATGCACACGCTGACTGCCACTTACGGCAGACCCCCCTCCATCGATGAGCTCAGCACCGAGCTCGAGCTTCCCCCTGAGCGCATCACCGAGACCTTGATCAGCTGCACCATTACCAGCTGCACCTCCATTGACGCCCTATGTCAGCTCTCTGATGCCCCCATCTCCGAGGTACTCAGCTCTGACAACCCGACCCCGTCAGAAAGCCCAGAACTCACTGTATCCCTCACCGAGCGCGAAGAGCTTCTACAAAAAGCCCTCGCGACCCTTGACCCTACGCAACTCCTTGTGGTGCAAGCGATCCACTTTGAGCAACGCAGCCGCCACGAGCTATCCGACGAGCTCGGTATATCCCGCTATTGCATCTCATCGATCTACAAAAAAGCTATGCACAAACTAAGAGTAGAGCTCACTTATAGTTGGGATGCTTTTAACGAGTAAGTTCGTAGCGAAATAAAGCTCATACATATTTATACAGTTTTTCTAGCCCAGGATGTGACATATCCCCCTCTAGCCCAGTCTCACTGCGACGCAGGGCGAGACCAAACTTGCGACACGATGAGACTCATGCCCCTCAGGTGCGACGCATGAGACTCACTGGGGTGGCTTGACAGCCGCGCGGCGCCATGCCAGACTGACCTCACGCGCGCACATCATGCGCGTTTTCGGCTCTCACTGCAACCACCTCAGGCGGATTGCTTGACAGCTGGTTGCCCTTGTGCAATGCTTCATGGCATCGGAGCTCAGCCGCCCCGCGGAGCCTAGGCCTCAGGTCAGCTCCCCGTGGCTGCGCGCCGGTACCGGCTCCGGCCGGTTGCTTGACAATCCGGCGCCTTGTGTGCCACACTTCTTTCAGTTCAGAACCACCAATGCATTAAGCGCAACAGCGCAGCCGATAAAGCGCGGCCGGCCGGGCGGATCCCGGAGCTATAGCAGCAGTGCGCCCAAACTGACTGGGCGCTAGCTCTTGCACCTCACGGACGGCCTGCTCGGATCACACCGAGCACGAGGACCGTCGCCGAGATACCCGAACGCCGTAACAGCTGGCGATAGAGGGTGAGGCGACCAGTACCCGATGGCTGGGGGCAAGCAAGCGAACGCGGAACCTCCTGCAGGAGGGCGCACTGCATGTGTTTTTACCGATCCCGCTGCTGCAGGGGGATCAACGCTGCTCCCGACAGGGATCACAGCGGGTGCACCGGCCCCTTAACGCCCGGCCTGCAGATACGCCCATAGGGCAGCCCGCCGCTCCGGCTTCACTAGGACGGCCAAGCCCCGGCACACGGCTCTGCCGGGCACAAACCATCTCCCCCAGAAGTCCCCCCTGGCGCACTGCGTCCGGGGGTCTTTTGGCTGAGGTGCTTTGCATCTCACGTCCCCAAGCTGTGTCCAGCATGCACTCCGCCCTCACCGTCCGGTCTTCCAACTCGAAGACCGGACCCATCGCCGTGTCCACCACGGCCCGCCCCAGCTGCCCACCCACCTGCCCCCTCGCCGGCGACGATGGCTGCTACGCCGAGGCCGGCTACTACACCCGCGACCACTGGGACCGCGTCACCGATGGCACCCGCGGCGTCCCACCCGAACAGTTCATCGCCCAGGTAGCGGCCCTCCGCCCCGCCACCTTCTTCCGCCACGACGTCGCCGGGGACCTCTGGCACGAGGCCGGCCGCATCCACGCCGCCCTGCTGCGCCGCCTCGCCAACGCCACCCGCCACCTCGGCGCCGCCTGGACCTACACCCACCACCTCCGCACCGCCGCCAACCTCGCCGCCATCCGCAGCGCCCTCCGCCGCGGCTTCGTCGTCAACCTCTCCACCGAATCCCGCTCCGAGGCCGCCCGCTTCACCCGCCGCGGATACCCCACCGTTTGCGTCGTCCCCGAGGACGCCCCCGCCCACTTCGAGCACGACGGCATCCGCTTCCGCCAATGCCCCGCCACCTTCGATGGCTCCCCCACGCAGTGCGCCACCTGCGGCGGAGGCACGCCGCTTTGCGCCCGCGCTGACCGCACCTTCGTCGTGACCTTCCCTGTCCACGGCAACCGCTCCGCCACCGCTGCCACCTCCTGCTCATGACCCGCCCCCGCCGCCCCACCCCTCCCTGGGTCCGCGCCGAACACATCGCCGGACTGTGCCTCGGCCTGGCCCTCGCCGCCATGGCCGTCGACTACGGCTACCAGCGCCCCAGCGACACACTGCCCCCCACCCCCACCCTCTACGCCCCATGACCGACACCCCCGATCCCCGCCCCCTCTCCCCCCGCGACCCCGAGCCCGACGCTCCACCCATCCGCGTCTGGCACTTCCTCTCCGCCGACCTCGAACACGAGCACTGGGTGGAGGACCCCACCGAGGTCGAGCCCCTCCTCATCGAGTACGCCACCCGCGCGCAGCCCTACACCCTCAACCACTACGTGGAAGATCCGCACTAACTGCAGCAAAGCTGCTAACTTCCTTGCGCTCCTCACCGATCCTTGCTAAACCTCACGCAGATGCGTAACCCCACCCGCACAACCCGCACCTACAGCCCCACCGGCGCAATCGGCCGCCGTCTCACCGCAGCCCACGAGCTGCAACTCCAATCGCAGCGCATCACCGCTGAGCTCACCGCTCACCGCACCTGGCTCTGCGACCGCATGGAGCGCCTCGACCTCGACCGCATCGAGCAGGGCGACCTCATCGTCACCCGCAAACTCCGCCACCGCTGGACTTACACCCCCGAGACCGAGGCCGCCATGGAGGCCCTCCGCAAAACCCAACTCCGCGAGCAGGCCGAAGGCCTCGCCACCGACTCCCCCACCGTCTACGTCGCCCTCACCACTCAGTACCTGCAATGAGCCTCACAGCCCTCTCCCCCACCGAGCTCCACCACACCGTCACCGCCATGGAGCGCCACGGTGGCGGCTTCTGCCGCGCCCTCGCCGCCGCCTGGTACGTCGCCGACCCCAGCAACAAGCGCCGCCTCGAGAACGCCTTCAACCACATCCTCGAGGACTTCGCCCCCGGCTCTTACTTCTACAACCGCTGACCCCATGCGCCGCTTCACCCTCGCCCTGGCAGCCGCCGCGCTCTGCACCCCCGCGCAGGCCCGCACCGTCACCGCCACGGGTACAATGGGTTGGTTGCATGAAGAGCCTTGACCGAGGAATGGAAGCCTGTCCCGCTTGAGGGCTACTGTCACCTCTACTTGGTTTCCAGCCTGGGGCGCATCAAATCCCTCGATCGCCAGGTCGTCGAGAAGACAGGCTTTATGCGCCTACACAAGGGAAAGCTGCTCACTCCAAAGAAGACCGGAGCATACCTGGGCGTTTCTTTCTTCGACGGTGTGAGCAGCAAACGCTTCTACATCCACCGACTGGTGGCAATGGCGTTCATCCAGAACCCGTTCAACAAGCAGTTCGTAAATCACCTCAACTTTGACCACCGTGACAATCGTGCAGAAAATCTGGAATGGGTCACTCCAAAAGAAAACACTGCCTGGAGCGCAGCTGCTGGGCGGCTCAAAAGCGGTGAAGTCCCGCGCGGAGCCGAATGCCAGCGCAGCAAACTCAACGATGAAATGGTCCGCGAAATGCGCCTCACTTGGAAACCAGGCGCATCAATGCAGGAGCTTGCTCGTCAGCACGAAATCACGCCGGCGGCTATTTACAAGATTCTTCGCGGCAGCAGTTGGAAGCACGTGGAGCCTCCTGTTGCCGTCAACTGGGCACGCTAGAGAAGTAACAGCTTCTGTTTACGACTCCTGGTACCACGGCCGCACCACCTACTGCGGCGACGTCTACCGCCACTGGGAAACCTCCGCCGCCCACCCCTGGCTCCCCTGCGGCACCCGAGTGCGCGTCTCCCACCGAGGCCGCACCCTCACGGTGCCCATCACCGACCGCTGCGACTGCGCAAGTTTGGATCTCAGCGCCGGCGCCGCCTACCGCCTCGGCGTTCCACTCGATGGCATCGCCTCCGTGCACATCTCTTACTGAGTCTCATGAGTCTCACTATCCGCTACACCCGCCGCACCATCTACCCCGTTTGCGCCCCCAATGCCTGACCTCACCCTTCCCACTGTTCATCTAAACGGCACCAGCCGCGCCACCCTCTCTGAGGGCTACTTCAACGCCTACCGCGCCCTGCAAGACGCCATCCGCGCCTTCAACTCCATCGAGTTCAACTGCCGCGACTACTACGTCCAGCCCGCCGGCGCCTGGGCCACAGCCGTCACCGAGCGCGCCGCCGCCGCATCCCACCTCCGCGCGGTCCAGCAGTACCTCGAAGCCCACCTCATCCACCTCGGCGAATGAACGACCCTGCTTTCAACCTGCTCCAGCTTGAGTCGCGCCCCAACTGGTACGACCACCTCAGCGCCGTCGAGGCCGCCATGGCCGCCCAGGACCACATCGACACCGCCCGCTTCCGCGCCGGCTGGTCCGGCGATGAGGGCGGCTGGTACTCCCCCGACGGCATCCACGAATCCGACTGGGAGCTCGAGGGCTACCCCTTCCCCGAGGACGACAACTACGCCACCTTCTGGCACGCCTACATCCACAGCGCCTCCGTCTGACCACCCGGAGGGCTGCGCCTCCGCTACCAACGCAGCCGGCTCCGCCGGCCCAGCACCCCTACCGCACCACCATGCGCGACTACAACCCCAACACCGTCACCACCGCCTACGCCGCCGACGGCCGCGGCCCTGCCGTTTACGGCAAGTACCGCGAGCACGGCTACGCCGTGAACCCCCTCACCGCCCAGCTCGGCACCTTCGTCCCCGAGCGCGCCTCCGCCACCGAGGCCTTCGCCATCGCCGGCCTCAACTGGACCGCCGAGAAGCGCCCCGTCTTCTACATGGGCCCCGACGGCCGCCGCATCGAGGCCCCCGACCACTGCTCCATCGTCCGCAGTGACAACGACGCCCTGCTCGGCATCCACGGCACCGCCTACACCCCGGTGCAGAACGACGCCCTGATCAACCTCCTCGACTACCTCCGCGAGAACATCCACCTCGAGACCGTCCTCTCCATCCGCGACGGCCGCCGCGTCTTCGCCACCGCCGCCATCGACACCGAGAGCGAAGTCGTCCCCGGCGACCGCGTCCGCCGCTACCTCCACCTCTTCAACTCCCACGACGGCAGCTCCGGCTTCGGCGTCTTCTTCAGCGACGTCCGCCTCGCCTGCGCCAATCAGCTCAACTACCTAACCGGCCGCGCCGCCACCGCTGCCGCGTCTGCCGGCACCGGCCTCCGTCGCAAGCACACCAGCAGCGTCACCGAGTTCGCCCGCCATCTCCCGCAGCTGATCGACATCGAGCGCCGCACCTTCGCCGCCTCCATCGACGAGCTGCGCTCCCTCGCCAGCCTGCGCCTCACCCCCGAGACCGCCCGCCGCGTCCTCGAAGCCACCTACGCCGACAAACTCACCACCCCCATCCGCGACAAATCCACCGGCGACAAGCGCCCCCGCGTACTCGCCGACCTCCCCGAGATCGCCACCATCCGCAGCCACTACTCCGGCACAACTGGCCTCGGCATTCACGACATCCCCGGCATCCCTGGCACCGCTTACGCCCTCTTCAACGCCATCACCCAGCACGCCACCCACGACTCCGGCCGTGCCACCGACTCCACCGAGCGCGCCCGGGCCCGCCTCGAAGCGCTCTGGGGCGGCGCTGCCGCCAAGCGCATCGAGCGCGCCCGCGAAGCCTGCTTGGCGCTGGTGTAGCCAGCACCCTGCTGTGGCCGGCTCCGCCGGCCTTCCTACCCTTGCCCTAGAGCGCCCTCCAGCCGTGCAAATCCCCGACAGCCCTGAGGCACTCTTCGAGCACCTCAGCGACAGCAGCGTCCGCGAGATGTTCTCCAACTACGACGCCCTGCGCCCCCGACACCGCAAGCTCGTCCACCTGCTCCACACCGAGCTCACCAAGGGCGAACTCAGCGACTCGGCCTTCATGGACACGATCGCCTTCATCACCCTGCTCTGGCGCTGCTTCAACCGCACCGCCTGCTTGCAGATCGAGCAGCTGATCGACGACCACGACGAGCTCGAACCTCGCTGGATCAACGCCGCCCTCGACTACGCCCGCGTCAACCAGTTCATCGACGCATGCCTCAACCTCTACGACGCCGCCCCCGACCTAACCGAGCTCGACGGCGAGAGCACCTACCACATCCGACGCACCTTGCCAGACTGATAAAGCCGGCCCTCCCCGAGCGCTGAGCGCCGCCCGGCCCACTCTTCACTCCCCTTCACGGCCCTGCCGTTGCTTTCGCATGGCTTCGCTTGCGTTCGCCTACTACGACCTGTGCAACCCCACCACAGGCACCATCCTCTATCGCACTTGCGCCACCACCTCCGAGATCCTCCAAGCCAATGCCCGACTACGAGACAGCGGGATATCCAGCCGCTACTACCCAGCCGACACCTTCCACGCGCCTCTACTACACGATCCGCGCTGAGGGCGGCTTCCTCGCCGCCAGCCACGCCTCCGACGGTCCACCCATCACGACAACCGCCGCCCCCGAGAGCGCCACGCGCTTCGTCGACATCCTGACCGCCGGTCGCCGCGCCGCCGCGCTACAGCAACTCGGCTGGCGCGACCTGCGCGTCATCGCCATTTACCTCCCATCCACACGCCCATGAGTAAAGCCGTCCCCCCTGAGCGCTACACCGAACTGATCACCCTTGCGGAAGCCCACTACTCCCGCCAAGGCTTCGTCAAGTGGAGCGCCCTGGCCACCGAGCTCGGCCTCAGCCGCCAACGCATCCTCCAGCTCATGCAGCAGGCCGTCGGCCTCGGCTACATCACCAGCGACGACCTCGACCGCTATCGCTCCGAGGCCGCCCGCCGCATGGCCGCCCGCACCAACCGCGAGCTTCGCCGCGACCTGGAGCGCCTCAAGCTGCAGGTCGTGCTCACCCCCGACAATCTCAGCTGGCTCGACGCCGCGCTTGCTGCCGCCCCCTACGGCATCACCCGCAGCGACCTGATCAACACAGCTATTGCACATTTCCGCACAGCCACCAATGCGTAAAGCCACCCTCTTCCGCTCCATAGCCCGCTACTGCTCCGAGCTCGCCCCCATCGCCGGCCCCGTGCTGCTCAGCGCCGCCGACCTCGCAGGCGCCCTCGAACGCGCCGCCCTACCGGCAGCCGCACCACCCGCCAAGCTGCCGGGATCCCCCGAGGACGACTGATCCGCACCCCTTGCCCACCCACATCGACCCTCTGCAACTCCCTGATGACCACTTCATCGAGCGCGCCCGCGCCATGTGCGCGACAAAGATCCCTCACCTGAACCGCCAGGCAGCTGCCGCGCACCTCCGCCGCGGCAGCTACAACGGCACCCCGTATCACTGCCCTATCTGCGGCGACTGGCACACCACGACCTACGACCGTGCCCAAGCCAAACGCTTCGCTCGCCGCTTGTCCCGCCTACTACGCAACTAAATGCAACGCACAAAGCTTTATCAAGCCCGTCTGCAATGCCGCACTATCGGCTTGATGGCATTTGACTTAGAAGATGCTAAGGTCTGTCTGCAAGAGCTTTACCCCAATGAAATGATACTAAGTCTCATACTCGCTCCCGAATGGTGCAACGACGATGACGCTGCGTAGCACCCACACCAAATGACCCTGCACGAGATCGAACTACTAACAGCTATCTACATAGCTGCTTGCTTCCTTCTATTGTTCATCGCCTCCAAACTCCTGCCATGACAATCGACCCCAAAACAGAACAGCGTCGTCAGGACTACCTCGACGCCCTGTACGAACGCAGCGGCCGCACCTGCAGCACCTACACCGGCCTCTATCAAGAGCGCCTCACCGAGCTCGTCCAACGCGACATGCAGGAGATCCTCAGCGATGCCTGACTATGCAACACCCGAGCAGTGGGCCCAGTGCGAGGAGTGGGTGAACAACCCCGTCGTCGGAGCTACCGATGCTTGCCTCCTGGAGCTCCGCACCAGGGTCAGCGCGCTTGAAGACGACAGCTGGAAGCAAGCAGAGAGCGCCCGCTTCTGCGTTGATGTACTGGTCAAGCGCATCGAAGCGCTGGAGGCCAACTCCAAGCGAACTTCTAATCCAAGCCAAATTAGGAGTTCGCTTGTTGAGGATCTCGCCGATCTGATCGCTGTGCAGACCAGGGATCACGGCACCGAGGGCGACACAGCCGCCCGGGCAGTCCTCAACGCTGTCGCCCTCTGGCTCAGCCAACACGCCGGCGGCACCCGCGCCTGCTGGCTCCTCGAGCGCGAGGCAGAGCGATGACACAACACCCCATCACCCCACCGCCGACTGAGCTGGTAGAGCAGTGGGCAGACGAGTTCTACAGCGCACCCATTGCGCAAGGTGATGCTCTCCTTGACATCGCCACCCGTGCCGTCCAATGGGGCGCAGATCAAGAGCTGGAGGCGTGCTGTGAGTGGGTGGATTGGAAGTGGTCGGGAATCAAGAGCAGGGAACTCCGCGCCAGCCGCCGCCACAAGCCACCAAGCTTGAAGGAGCAGGCGTTGGAAACACTGAAATATCCAAAAGATTTTTGGAGTGAAGCTGAGGTTGACACCATCCGCCTCGCCCTAGAGGCTTTGCCCAATGACTGACTTCCACATCGACTCAGAGACCGGCCGCATTGGCCGGCTCTGGTGGTTCAACTCCAACAACGTTGAACGCCTCTGGCTGGGGAATGTCTCGCCTTGGGTCAACAAGTGGTGCATCCGCTGGGGCACCTGTGGCTTCGGCCGCAATGTTCGCGTCTATATGGAGCCGATTGATGACTGACTTTTTGAATCTAAAAATCTCCCAGAAGCAGGTCGTATGCCCCAAACACGGCACGCACAAGCACTACATCAGCAGCGACATCGAAGACCACGAAGGGCACTGGTGCATGTTGTGTTGGCTCGAAAGCCTTGGCCCCTCACTGCCGCTTGTGGAGGAGCAGTCCAATGACTGATCTCTCTCCCGCTGCAAATGCAGTCCTGAATGCCTACATGGATAACTGCGGCTGGCTAGATGGCCCTATGCAGAGGGATTATCAATGCGTTGCTGCTGTTCTGCAAGCTGCTGCTGATCAGGTGGTGCCAGATCAACAAGAGCCAGCCAGCTCACCGCACATGGGCAATTTCATCACCAATGCACGTTGGCGCCAATGCCAGGCTATCCGCAACCAACTCCTTGCTCTTGCCACTGAGCTTGAGCCCAGTAATTACGCCCTTGACTCACTAACCGAATGAAAAACAACACCACCTTCACAATCAGCGTCACCATCGCGAGTCTCGCCGCGCTCGCTTTCATCCTCTGGGGCCTGCCACAACTCGGCGTCTACAACCGCACCCTCGCCGGTAAAGCCGCACTGATGGAAGCCGAGAGCACCCGCCAGGTGAAAGTCCTCGAAGCCAAAGCCAAGAAAGACTCCGCCTCGCTCGAGGCCGAAGCCGAGATTGAGCGTGCCAAAGGCGTCGCCGAAGCCAACCGCATCATCGGCGACTCCCTCAAGGACAACCCTCGCTACCTCCAATACCTCTACATCGTTGGCCTCCAAGAAGGCAGCGAAAAAGGCAACCGCACCATCTACGTCCCCACCGAGGGCGGCCTCCCTATCCCCACCCTCGGCATCGAAAAGTGACTTCCATGGATTACGACCCCAACTACCTCGTCTATCAAGTCGGCTGCATCGAGTGCGGCGTCAGCTCTTATCCCATCAAGACCTGCGCAACCCTCGACGAAGCCAAATCCGTAGCCACCTCCCACCCCAGCACCTGGGACACCGAGGGCGGCGAAGGCTACGTCACCATCATCGACCTCCACACCTGCAAAACCGTCGCATGAGTACCTCTCCCATCGACCCTCACTTCCGCGTCGAAGTTTTATCCCGCACTGAGCACCCCCAAACGCTCTGCTGGTGGGCCATGCACCAGGACTACTCCGAGAACTTCGTCTTTGATGAAGACCCCCCATCTGAATCCGAGGCCGGCGCCCTCATCGTCAAACACCTCCTCGCCGGCGAGCGAGGCCACTACGGACCCCTCGAACACCCCGCCATCACCTTCAACGTCGGCGGCTTCCCCCACTCGGTGATGCAGCAAGCTCGCACCCACCGCGTCGGCGTCAGCTTCGACGTTCAATCCGGCCGCTACACCGGCCGCCGCATCCTCGACGTCTGCACCGGCACCCGCGACGCCGAAGAAGTCTTCTACCTCCGTCCCGTCGGTACCTACCGAGACCGCCAAGGCAAGAAGTACGACTACACCGAAGACCAGCGGATCATCCACCGCATCATCTGCATCGACTCCGCCGCCCGCTACAAACTCGCCATCGAGGCCGGCTTCAGCGAAGAGCACGCCCGGGACATCATCCCCTACGCCATCCGCCAGGACTTCGTGGTGTCCTTCAACCTGCGCTCACTACTGCACTTCATGGATCTCCGCGCCAAGCGCGACGCCCAACTCGAGATCCAGGCGCTCTGCGATCTGATGTGGCCTCACCTCGAAGCGTGGGCCCCCGAGATCGCCGCCTGGTACGCCGCCTCGCGGCTACACAAAGCCCGCCTTGCACCTTGAACCATGACTGACAAACCCTATACGTTCGCTGACCTCCGCACGATCGTGCCCGCTGCAACACCTGCTTGGATACGAGTTATCGAAGTGTACGTAGCCGAACAAGAAGATAAGTCGCTAACCAAAGAATGGACAGACGAAGTAATTCCTGTTCTTGCGTATGCAACCTTACCCAATGGAGAAGGTGCGTTTCTAATTTATTATAACGATAGGTATCCATCAGGACCAACATGGGTTACTCGATATACAGGCCCAGATCGGTACACGGACTCATCTAAGGTCCGCATAGAGTTGAGTGTAGGTAACCAGCCCATAAAGGGGGCATCTTGTGAAATTACAGAAGGTCATAAATATGTCTCCACAGATGTAAGCCCCTTCGAGCCCGGCGAATGTCTTTGGTGGGTTCTCTGATATGGCCTCCCCCCTCCTCATCACCATCCGCTCCACCCCCGACGGCTACTACCACTGGGAACTACACGACGGCCCTGACGGCGCCTTCACCTACGCCGGCACCGCACCCCTCCTCGAGCGCTGTTTCGAGGACATCATCCGCGCCCAGTGGGCCCTAGCCGAACATCTCACCACGTGACAACCCCCTGCCCCGAGTGCGGCACCACCCACACCCACGTCATCCGCACTGATCACCTCCGCAACGGCACCATCCGCCGCCGCCACGCCTGCCGCTCCTGTACTCACCGCTGGACCACACTCGACGGCCCCCTCCCACCTCGCGCCGCCCCCGCACCCCGCTCAAGTCACCACAGTTGGATCGGCCTAACCGAGAGCGACATCGTCCACATCCTCCGCTCCCCTCTCTCCGACACCGCTCTCGCACCCCTCTACAGCTGCAGCCGCCAATCCATCTCCAACATCCGCAGCGGCCGCAGCTTTGCCACAGTCCGCCCTGACATCCCCCGGCGCTCTCCGCGCCCTCAGTACTCCGCGGACGGCCCCACTTGCGCCAGCTGCTCCCACTGGAGCGGCTCCCGCTGCGGCTTCGGCTACCCCGAGGCTGCCGAAGACCCCCGCTTCGCCCAAGACTGCGACCTCTACTTGGCCGCATAACACCATCACGCTACCGTCAATGCTCCTCTCCGACACCGAGATCACGACCCTGGCCACCGAGGCCGGCATGATCACACCCTTCATTCCCGCCCTGGTCCGCACCCGCCGCGACGAGCGCCGCGTCCTCAGCTACGGCCTCTCCAGCTACGGATACGACCTCCGCCTCAGCGACCGTGAGTTCCTCGTCTTCCAGCCGCTACGCGAGCCCGGAACTAACAACCACGCTGTGGTTGACCCCAAGGACTTCAATCCAGCTCACCTGAAGCCTGTACCCCTCCACAACACCTCCGAGGGTGATTCGTACTTTGTGCTACCCGCACACAGCTACGGCCTTGGTGTTGCCGTCGAATGCTTACAAATACCATCAGACATTACTGCACAATTCATCGGAAAAAGCACTTATGCACGCTGCGGAGTAATTGCTAACTTAACGCCCGGAGAAGCCGGCTGGAAAGGGCACCTCACACTCGAATTCAGCAACAGCTCTGACTCTCCCTGCCGCATCTATGCCAACGAAGGCATTGTCCAGGCGCTGTTCTACCGCGGAGCTCCTTGCTCCACCTGCTACGAAACCCGCGCCGGTAAGTATCAGGACCAACCCGAGCGCGTCGTAACCGCACGCATCTAGCCAACTTCAATCTCACCCGTATATTCTTCCGCTAGTCTGAACCTATCGGAACACTTACGCCCAGTGGTTGATCGCGTCTACGGCCCCGACGGCCTTAACGAGCGCCAACGCATCGCTGCCAACTTTCTCGCGCGCGGCACCACCATCCGTGAAACCGCGCGCAAGATTGGCGTCAGCGAAAAGTCCGTCTACACCTGGCGTCAGCGCCCCGCCGTCCAGCAAGCCATCTCCCGCATTCAGCAGGAACTCCTCTCCGAGACCGGCGGGATGAACATCAGCACAATCCCCGCTGCCATCCAGGTCCTCGACAGCATCATCAACGACGACGGCGCCCGGGCTGCCGACCGCATCTCCGCCGCCCGCACGCTGATGAGCGGAGCCCAGGCCTACCAAGAGCGCCGCATCCTGGAGCGCCAAATCGCCGACCTCGAGCGCCAGCTCCTCCGCCTCAC